TTTGTCATGCCTATTAAACTTTCACCACGACACAAGCAACGACTCTCTGGGGCGGGTGCGCCAGGACGTAGTCGCAAGCGCAAAGTGACATCTTCAGAAGCTCTTGGGGCTCCCCTTACGCCGCCGGAAAAGGCGCTTTTGGAAAAAAGGGGGACGCCGAAAAAAAGGAAGCGTCGGAGGATTGCTACCGGGCTTACCAAAAAACTACCGGGAAGTTCGTGGGGGGAGGCGAAGAATAAACGGGCTCCGACGAGAAAACGGGCTCCGACGAGAAAGAGGAAGTAACATGCCTAATGTAGCTGGGGTTCAGTTCCCCTATACCCCGCAAGGGGTACAAGCCGCGCAATTGTATCAAAGGTCTTTGTCACCAAGACGGGGCCTGGGTTTTCGTCCTATTCGCATGGACAACGGTGGCAGCGCCGATGGACCGGATATTTATTTTGAATTTTTGGACGTTTTAAGAGATGGAGATGCTGCTTCTTTAAAGGCATGGTTGGGTAAAGTAGGAAATCTCGAAGAATTGATGTTTTCCCTTAGTGAACATGAGAAAAAGACCGACGATACTAACCGAAGAAAACAAATTGAAGATGCCCTGAAATTCGCAGCAGATGTCCCCCCTGACGCATTAATCGAAGAAGTTTCGGGAGGCGCACCTTTCGATCAGGACAGTTCCTTGGGTCCTGTATTCCACGGGGGTTTTACTCCCCCCGAAAAAGAATATTTTGAGCGTGCTTACGATGTGGATCGATTGCGCCGAGATGTCGGTACAGGGTCCCATCTTTATGGTCCCTCTCCCCCTTCCGAGCAATTTGACGATTCACCAAGAACTATGGCACCTTTTCGTCCTGCTGAACAAATAAATGTCGCTGGGTCAGATATTGAGAGGCCAAGAAAGGGTAACCCCACCGCAGGTTATAGAGATATTTTTGGGCCTACTGGGATAACCCAGTCAGGAACCCGGGTCAGAGATTTTGGAAGGGAAACCGCCGCTGATATTTTAAGTGATGATATTCGGCTCAGCGGTCAGAGAAATGAGCCAATGCCGTGGAATTGGCGTTATGGAGATCCCGAAGGAATGGCTCATGGCGGCGTTCCCAGAGGAACTGTGGCCGGGGAACTTGAACCGCGCGGTTATCTGACTGCGCGACAAGCGGGTGAAACCATGCGTGAGCGGGCTAAAGGGTTAAGGGACCGCCGCAACTACGGCGGCGGAATCGGCTCCCTGTATAATAGGTACGGGTAATTAAGTATGGCGGATACACCCCTTCCCAGAAGTAATTTTGGGACATCTTCTCTTGTAGAGAGACGCAATGAAATTCCTCCTGTCGAATTGGACGTTGAGGAAGGACCTGGGGCCGTGGTCGCTGTAGAGGGAGACGCGGTAATTGAAGCTCCCGGTTTGTCTATTGAGATGGAGGAGGATGGTGGGGTTGTCGTGGATTTCGATCCACGGATCACGGCCCAAGGTTCCGGAGATTTTTACGATAATTTAGCGGAGGAGCTTTCGGACGCTGATTTAGGCCGTATTGCGTCCACGGTTCTTGAAGAATATGAATCGAACAAGACCGGGCGCAAGGACTGGGAAGACACTTATGTGAATGGTCTTGAACTTCTTGGTTTCAAGTATCAGGACCGCACGGAGCCCTTTAGGGGGGCCACGGGTGTAACACATCCTTTATTGGCCGAAGCTGTAACGCAATTTCAGGCGCAGGCTTTTGGAGAGCTTTTCCCGTCCGGGGGACCTGTCAGAACCGAAATTATTGGAAGAGTAACACCTGAAGTCGAGCAGCAGGCAGAGCGCGTTCGTCATTACATGAATTATCAAGTTACCTGTGTAATGAAGGAGTACACGCCGGAATTCGATCAGATGCTGTTTTATCTACCGCTGTCGGGTTCTACTTTCAAGAAGGTATACTACGATGAGTTTTTGGGTAGGGCTGTTAGCAAGTTCGTACCTGCTGAACAACTGGTTGTCCCTTACACGGCGACGGATCTTGAGACTGCTGAAAACGTTACACACGTTATTCAGATAAGTGAAAATGATTTACGCAAGAAACAGGTCGCCGGTTTTTACAGTGATATTGAGGTCTCTCCTTCACAGACCGATCCTTCTCAAGTCCAGGAAGAGATGGATGATATCTCTGGTGTGGGACCGTCTTACCTGGACACTGAGGTAACCTTATTGGAATGCCATATTGATTTGGATATTCCGGGTTACGAGGATGTCGGAGACGACGGTGAGAACACCAAGATCAAGCTTCCTTATATTGTAACGGTATCCGAGAACAATGGAAAAGTTCTGAGTATCCGACGCAATTGGCAGGAAGAAGATTCCAACAGGAAAAAGATTCAATATTTTGTTCATTTCAAGTTCTTGCCCGGTTTTGGTTTTTACGGTCTTGGCCTGATCCACATGATTGGAGGGCTAAGTCGAACGGCGACGGCGGCGCTACGTCAATTGATAGATGCCGGGACCCTGTCCAACCTCCCAGCGGGGTTCAAGGCGCGCGGACTCCGGATCCGTAATGATGATGAGCCGTTGTCGCCGGGAGAATTTCGCGATGTAGATGCTCCGGGGGGCGTGATTCGCGACGCCTTGATGCTTCTTCCTTATAAAGGAGCCGATGCAACGCTATTTCAATTGATGGGCTTTTGTGTGGAAGCGGGTCAAAGGTTTGCTGCTGTATCTAATCTCCAAGTTGGTGATGGCAATCAGCAGGCTCCTGTTGGTACGACTATTGCCATGCTGGAGCAGGGAGCCAAGGTAATGTCCGCTATTCACAAGCGGTTGTACTATGGCCTTAAAGAGGAATTCTTGTTGCTGGCTCATGTTTTCGGGGAATTTTTGCCGCCGGAATATCCTTACAACGTCGTAGGTGCGGAAAAAACCATAAAGGCAGAAGATTTTGATGACAGGGTTGATGTTATTCCCGTATCTGACCCCAACATCTTCTCAATGGCGCAACGGGTTACGTTGGCACAAACGGAATTGCAACTGGCACAATCGGCTCCTGATCTTCATAACATGTATGAAGCGTACAGGCGCATGTATAAGGCGATTGGTGTACGTGACGTTGACACCATTTTAAAGCCTATGGAACAAGGGGATCCGGCACCCAAAGATCCCGCAGCAGAAAACTCTGACTCTTTAGAGAGCGTTCCTTTGGAAGCTTTTGAGGGACAAAACCACGACGCACATATTATGGCGCATCTTGTATTTGGTTCTTCGGGAATGGTTGCACAAATGCCCCCGACAGTTATGTCTCTTCAAAAACACGTAATGGACCACCTTGCGCTGAAAGCAAGGGAGCAGGTTATGGCACAAATGGGTCAACAGTTGCAGGGCCAGGAAATGTCTCCCGAACAGTTCATGCAGGTTGAAGGGGCTGTTGCAGAGTTAATTTCTAAGGGAATGCAGGAAGTGAAGCAAATTAGTTCCCAAATCAGTGGACAGGGGCAAGAAGATCCTCTTATCGCCCTCAAGGCGCAGGATTTGGAAATCAAGGCGCGCAAAGATCAGCAAGATACGAATATTGATTTGCAAAGGCTTGAACTAGACAAGCAGAAAAATGCTAATACAGTGGCTTTAGGCAACCAACGCATTCAATCCAACGAGGGGATTGTGGATGCTCGGATAGATGCCGCTAGAGAACGTGAGATTATGAAACTAAGGTCGAAGTAGGAGATTATTATGGCTGATAATAAAAAAGGTCCTTCCGTGGGTCCGATTGCTAAAGGTATGATCATTAAGGGTCAAGGAAAAGTTCCTTATCACGGCCCCGAAGACGTTGCTACGCCACAAACTGCCAAAGGCACGGTGCAAAAAGGCACTAATCCAAAGGGCGGAATGGGTGCTGCGCTTCGGGGAGGCACCTTTACTTACTAATTAGGAGAGTACCCATGTACAAATGGTTTATGGGCCGTGTTAAAGAGCCCTCTACTTATGCGGCGATATCAATTGCGGTCAGTGGCGTAGGGGTTTTGATAGACCAACCCTACATGATTATAGGTGGCATAGCCGTTGCTGTCCTTGCCTTTATCCTAAAGGAAAAAGGTGTTTATTGAGGGGGGTTATAGTGATTTACCGTAACAGCA